GCGCGGCCGCCGGGGGGGCAGGGGGCGCGGGCGGGCGCGGGGGGGGCGCCGGTGCAGGCCGCAGGCCGCGGCATCGAGGGTGCCTACGCCATCCGTGACCGTGCCGCCGTCGGCCTGTCCATGGGCCTGCAGGGCAAGGAGCTGCGTGACTTCGCCATGGGGGTGAGCCTGGGCGACTACGCCATGGCCGACCTTGCCGGTGACGCCTCCATCCAGCCGGGAGCCACCCCGGAGGAGACCGAGGCCAACATCAGCCGCTACGACCAGGAGCGCGCGCAGCGCAGCCAGATCTACGCGCAGAGCCTGGTCAACGACCCCAACGTGGACCCCGAGGCGAAGACCCGCATCATGCAGATGAAGGGTCAGTTCACCGACGCTGACCAGCGCTGGCTCGCTGGTCGTATCGCCAGCCGAGACAATGCTGAGCGCTTCGCGGACTGGGTGCGCGGCAATGAGGCGGCGGAGGCCGAGCAGAAGTCGAAGACGCTGGTGTTCAACCAGCTGGACACGATGAGCGTGCCGGAGCAGGCCAGCATGCTGGCGCTGCTGACCCAGCACGTGCGCCCTGAGGCGTTCGGCGGTGACCTGAGCCGGGTGGCTCCTCACTTCAACCAGATGTCCCGAATGATGCTGGGTCTGGCCGGCAAGACCGGGAAGCTCACGACGAAGGACGTGGAGAGCATGTTCCGCCTGACGGACGTGCTCCAGTTCTTCAACGACCCGGAGCGACTGGTGCAGGAGGTGTCCCTGATGGCCAGCCAGACCGGTGGTCAGGAGGGGAGCCTGGTCGACCGCGTGCGCGCGTTCAGCAAGGCTCGCGCTGACCTGGCTGCAGGCCCGCAGAGCTTCCTCTCCAACATGATCCCCAAGAACGGCGAGATCACGGAAGAGCAGCGCCAGCAGATCGCCCGCGCTGTGGACATGCACACGGTGGAGCTCGCGGCGCATGGCCGGTCCAAGAAGGCCAAAGCCATCGAGGAAGGCCTGACGAGCATCTTCGGCACGCCCGAGGCCACCCGTACGGTGCTGGACTACTACGCCGCCAACAACGCTGAGATCAAACCCCTGCTGAACGAGGAGCAGGTCTACGACCCCAACGAGGGCATGGGTGAGGCCGAGCAGCTCGACAGCGACCAGGTGGTGGAGCAGGGCGCTGCCGACCGCTCGATCAACGAGCGCGAGGTCAAGGAGGACTTCCACTTCCACGACCCGGTGCGCATGCAGCCGTTCTTCAACGCGCGCGACCTGGGCAAGGGTAAGCGCGACCTGATCGGTCGGCTGGACCCGGGCGCCAACATCGAGGAGCGCCCGTACCTGGAGTACCTCGAGCAGAACGGCATCAGCCCGCGGCAGGCCAAGATCAACCTCGAGTCCGGCCTGAAGGAGCAGATCGAGGAGCACCGCCGCAAACTGCAGGAGGGCAAGGAGTCGCCGGCGCAGAAGTTCGAGCGTCACGAGCGCGTCAAGGACCTCGAGGGCAAGCTCAAGCAGCTGTCGGTCTACCGCAGCGACAACGAGGAGGAACTGAAGAAAGCCCTGGGCGGCCTGACCGTCCTCTCCAGTGGCGCGGGCGAAGCCCGGGGCGACACGGTGGTGCCTGACGAGCTGCTGCAGAAGTTCAAGGAGAACCTGTCCAACAAGGAGGGCAGGACCACGGCCATCACCTTCGAGATGGCCAACGGCAAGCCGCTGCGCCTGTCCGCCGAGTCGATGATCCGGCACTGGGCGCGCGAGACCGGCCGGCACGAGGGTCTGTCCGAGGAAGGTCAGCGCAAGATGCTGGCCGACGCGGTGGCGGGCGTGCTGGCGCGCGACGACATCAAGGGCATCAAGACCGACCTGAGCAAGGTCAAGATGAACCGGCCCAAGAAGGGCGCCGACGGCGAGATGATGGCCGCTCAGTCGTTCCTGCCGACGGCCAAGCTGTCGCCCGAGGAGCGCAAGGCCCTGGGCAACTGGGATGTCAACACGAACCAGTTCGTGAAGAAGGCCGCAGGCACCGCTGAGGCTGCGCTGGCCAAGGCTGACCGCATCGCAGCACTGCCGCTCGACACGAAGGAGTTCCGCGACAGCGACGAGCTGCGCGACGAGCGCGAGCAGTTCGAGGCCGACATGGAACGCATGCTCCGCGACATCCGCGTCGAGGGCTCCAAGGCCAAGAAGGAGATGGGCGGCATCAAGGGCAAGGTGGCTCATGCCGAGATCAGCCGGTTGGCCGCCAACGTGCAGGACGCCTTCTACAAGGCGCTGCAGGACTTCGAGAAGGCGCAGCTCAACGGCTCGGGCCTCGACCTGATCGGCGGCGACCTGGGCATGACCGACAACGCTGCCGAGGCCGCGAAGGAAGAGGCGCGCCGGCAGAAGATGCCTCGCGCCTACGACGAGGAGACCGGCGAGCAGCTGCCCGCCTACGCCCCGGGCAAGAACGTGAAGGCCGCGCGCGCCCCGTCGGTCGTCGGCGACAGCAACCTGAAGGCCACAATGGCCAAGCCGGTGCCCGGCAAGAACCCGATGGCGGACGACAAGTACGCTACCGCGGAGCAACGCAAGGCCGCGAAGGAGGCCTATGACGCTGCCATGAAGGCCTACAAGGACGACGGCGCCCTGGTGGCAGAGATGCTCGCCAAGAAGGCCGCCACGTCCACCGCACCCGACCGCATCGACATCCTCACGCGCCAGAAAGAAGAGCGCGAGCGCATGGTCAAGGACAAGGACATCCTTGACATCGCCAAGCATCAGGAGGCCGGCCACTTCGTCCACGCTGACGCCGCCGAGGTGGCCCAGGAGATGCTGACGGACCTCATCCGTCTGAACACCGCTGCCATCGAGGCCAACGGTGACTACAAGGCCGCGCGTGCCGCGTTCGACGCCGCCATCGAGGCCGGCGCCCCGCTGCGCGTGGCCCGCGCTGCCGCTCAGGCCAAGGCGCTCGATGACATGGAAGCGTTCATGGACGCCCAGGTCACGGGGCAGCGTTACAAGAACAAGGAGGAGCGCGAGCGTCTTGCCAAGCTGCCGAAGTTCCACAACCCCAAGATCACCGGTGAGATCCCTGGCCTCGACGAGCTGGTGCAGGTAGCCCGTCTGCTCGACAAGACTGAGCTCGATAAGGGCTTCAAGATCGAGACAGGTCCGTGGCCCAAGGAGGCCACGCAGGTCTACCGCAACGCTGTCGAGTCGCACCCCGAGCTGAAGGGCCGCCTCTTCGCCGCCATCAAGCAGATCCTGACTGGCGGGATCGACCCGGACCTCATCGCCGAGAACCTGGAGGACGTGAACGACACCGCACCGACGGCCCAACCGAAGCCCGCATCAGCGAAGCCCCGCTCTGTACCCAGTACTGAGTACTCAGAGGACGCCTCGACGACTGTCAACCGGATCCGCGAGCTGGTCAAGACGCTGACGCCGGAGCAGAAGAAGACCGCCATGGCCACCGGCTATGCCCCGTGGCCCGCCGCCGTGAAGCAGGCCTATGGCCAGATCCTGTCCAAGCTGAAGCCTGAGCAGAAGCAGAAGTGGGGCCCGCACATCCAGGCCGCCATCCGCCATCTGCTGCACGAGAAGCTGGCCACCGCCAAGACCCCCGACGCCAAGGCCAAGGTGTTCCGTGAGCTGGCTGACGACCTCCGTGCCATGACGGACGAGCAGCTCGAAGAGCTGGTCATGGCGAATCCGAAGGACAAGCAGATCCAGAACGCCGTGGCTGATGAGGCGAGCCGCCGCGCGCAGGAATCCCGCGAGCGCGTGAAGCAGGCCGACGAGAAGCCCGTGGAAGCTGATCCGAAGGCCCGCCGCAAGGCCGAGAAGGCAATCAAGGAGCTGGTGACGAAGCTGCGCGGCTCGAGCGTGATTACGAAGGTGCTGGACGCTGATGGCGGGGTGAAGGGCACGATGCGCTTCACCGACGTGCTGAACCGCGTCATCGAGGTCCACGTGAAGCCGGACGGCTCCTACGACGCGAGCACGGTCCACCACGAAGCCATGCACGACTTCTTCGAGATGCTGCGCCAGGGTGAGCACCGTCACCGCCCCGAGGTGGCCAAGGTGCGCCGCGCGCTGCAGGCCTGGGCGCATGACGACCAGGTCATGCGCACGCTGGCCAAGCACTTCCAGGGCACGCCTGCCTGGGCTCACATCAGCCGCACCGACGAGGTGGGCATGCACGAGCGCATCGCCTACGGCTACCAGCTGTGGGTCGAGGGCAAGCTGAACCTGGAGCCCAAGGCTGACCTGGGCGTCGTGGGGAACTTCTTCCGCGACCTGTTCCGCTGGTTCGCCAGTCTGGTTGGCGTCCACTTCGGCCCTGAGCGCGCGCAGGAGGTCTTCGCTGCCTTCGCCGAAGGGCGCTTCGCTGACGAGACCGCCAACGGTGGTCTGAAGATGGCTGAGTGGGTGCGGGCCAACCCGCAGTTCGTGCCGACCGCCGCCGAGAAGGCCGGCAAGGCCATGGGTGAGATGGCGGAGAAGCTGGTGAGCAGCGCTTCGACCCGCATGCGTGCCACCGGCCTGCCGTCTGCCATCAAGCTGGCGGACCTGTTCCATCAGGACGTGGGCCGCGAAGGTCAAGGTCTGGGCTTCCTGCAGGAGCGCGCCATGCAGACCGGCGTGTGGACTGCCAAGCTCAACGACATCCTGAAGGACACGACTGCGCAGCAGCGCGCCGTGGCACTGCGCAACCTGCAGAGCATGCGTCACCCGAAGAGCACCCTGGAGCACAACATCCGCGACCTGTTGGAGGAGATGCACGCCTACCTGCAGGAGGCAGGCGTGAAACGCCAGATCGGCACGGATGAGTACGGCAAGCCGGTCTGGGGCGACATGGGTAAGGTGACGAACTACTTCCCGCGCTACTGGGACTCGGCCGCCATCCGGGCCAACCCCGAGAAGTTCGCCGAGGCGCTCGAACCATTCATGGGCGAAATAGCCGCCCGGACGGCCGCCGACAAGATCGCTCTGAGCGACGGCATGACGGACCTGGCCGACAACGATCAGCAGATCGGCTTCACGCCGGGCGCCGAGAGCGTCAACCGCCGGGTCTTCGACTTCATCAACGTGAAGAACGCCCACGAGTTCGTCGAGTTCCAGATCCAAGACCTGACCGCGGTGCTGACCAGCTACGTCAACAAGGCTGTCCACCGCGCCGAGTACGCCCGGCGCTTTGGCAACGGTGGTGAGAAGCTCACCGAGATCCTGCAGGACCTCTTCCGTGAGGGTGCCACGCAGGAGGACCTCGAGACCATCATGAAGGGCACGGCTGCCATGACGGGCGTTCTCGGGGCCAATGAGATCAACCGCACGTGGGCAGGCATCCAGGGCAACATCATCGCCATCGAGAACCTCGCCCTGCTGCCTCTGAGCCTCTTTGCGAGCCTCATCGACCCGCTGGGTATCGCCATCCGCACGGGCAGCTTCAAGGACGCCTGGGAGGGCTTCAAGCGAGGCATGGACCAGCTGCGCAAAGACCTGACCTCGAAGGTCACTGGCGCCAAGCAGGAGGAGACCGAGCTGGAGCTGCTGGTGCGCGACCTGGGCGTGCTGGATGAGAACAGCATGATGAACGCCTATGGCGACGCCTACAGCGGCAACTACATGTCCCGCGGCCTGAAGAAGCTCAACGAGACCTTCTTCCGCTGGAACGGCATGGAGGGCTGGAACAAGGCCATGCGGGTGCAGGCGACCATCGCCGGCTCCCAGTTCATCCTGAAGCACCTGCGCACGGTCAACGACGAGAAGGCCGACCCCAAGGTCAAGGCTGAGTCCAAGCGCTACCTCGACGAGATGGGCCTGAAGGCCGAAGACCTGAAGAAGGTCGAGACCAAGGCCGTGTCGCTCACCCGTCGCCAGCTGCACGCCGGCGACCCCGCGGGGGGGGGCGTGCGGGCGCCCCAACAACGGGGGGGGGGGGCGCGGGGGGCGGAGGACGACACGACCTACCGGCTGCGCCGCGCTCTCTTCAAGTTCGTCGACAGTGCTGTGCTGCGGCCCAACGCCGCCCACCGCCCGATCTGGGGCAGCGATCCGCGCTTCGCGCTGATCTTCCACTTGAAGCAGTTCACCCACAGCTTCCAGGAGGTGATCATGAAACGCGTCTGGCACGAGTGGAAGCAGGGCAACACCAAGCCCGCTCAGGTGGCGCTGACCTACATCCCCTTCATGGCCGCGGCGGACGCCGCCAAGGCCATGCTGCTCGGCAAGGGGTTCGACATGAGCCTCGGTCAGTTCTTCGGCAAGGAGGTGGAGCGCAGCGGGCTCCTCGGCACCGGTCAGTACGCCGTGGACGCGGTGCAGGACATGGCCCGCGGCGACAACCCTGCCGCCTCCTTCGTCGGCCCTGCCGCCGACCACGCCGGCACGATCGCCGACTGGATGGCAGGGTCGGCATCCACGAGGGACCTCGTGGACCGCTCGGTGCCGCTCGCCAAGTACGCGCCGAAGTGACAACTTCTTCGACGGTGTAGCAGAGAACTCCAGGCGTTTGCAATGGGGTCGGAAGACCTGCTACACCGCTAAGTCGTTGATTCTAAGGGCCTTTCAAGTACTGTAGTACTTGTAGTACTACAATTAAAAAATTCATATATAGAGAGCGATAGCTCTATTGCCCTTCTCATTCCCCCCTCTATATAGCCAATCAGGAATTTTTCGGCGGGAAGTGCAACAAATACACCTTTCCCCTGAAGAATCAACGACTTAGAGTGTTGTGGTGCAGTACTACATCTGCTACAGCTACTACACGGCACTCGTGCCGACGCACCAGCCTGTCAACCGCGAATGTTTCCAGATTGTGAATCCTTGTATCGTTTACGACACAGGTGTCAAGAGTTCCGATAAAATGCACGGCATTGATCGACTCCCTCTACGAACTCCGTACTGAGTTCTGAGAAAACCCCCAAGATGTCCCGCGACAAGTTTGCCAAAGCCACCGTCCTGCCCACCCTGCTCACGATGAAGTGCAAGGGCTGCCTGACGATCAAGATGATCTCGGACTTCAGCCCCCGCAAGGACACGAAGACTGGCTACAGCACCATCTGCAAGGCCTGCATCGCTGCCCGCCAGCGCCAGAAGCGTGCCGACCAGGACCCGGCCATGCGCCTGTACGAGTACGCCAAGCGCCGTGCCATCAAGCGCAAGCGCGACTTTGACATCCTGCCAGAAGACCTGGTCGTGCCTGCCATCTGTCCGGTGCTGGGCACCCCCATGCGCGTGCCGTCGGTTGACCGCATCAACCCGCTGCTGGGCTACGTGAAGGGCAACGTCCGGGTGATCAGTCACCGTGCCAACATGCTGCGCAACAACGCCACCTACGAGGAGATGCAGGCCGTCCTGGCGGACACTGACAACCTGATCAAGTCGGGCCGGCTGCCCGCCGAGGTTGCCCACCGCGTTGCCCACGACCAAGGCGAAACAGACGAAGAGGACGTTGCCCACGCCCCTGTCGAACCGGACGAGGCGTAGTATCTGGCAGGGGTAAGTCTTCCGAACCGGGCAGGATGCCCGCAAGGAATCGATTGGAGGCGCTCAGGCGCCTCTTTTCATGTGGGATAGGGTGATCACCCTACCAGGTCCATCTGAAGGCCCAGAGAGGCTGCTATGAAGTCGCCGAAGGACAGGGTGGCGACGATAGTACCGAAGAGGTCCGCCGCCTTGTCGACGGCGACGCGCGGGATACCGAAGCACGAGGCCTCCGGCTGGCCATAGACCGGCGGCGCGTACTTGGGAAGGTGGCGCTGGATGCCCTCGGGAAGCTTGTGCTGTCGCCACAACCTGCCGAGCTTCAGCGATATCGCTCCGGCGACGCTGAGAAATACGGCGACGCCGAAGATGACGGTGAACAGACCGATCATGTCAGACCTTGCTCGTGAAGATCAGAGCGCTGGGGTTGCGCTCGAAGGCTTGGGCGTCAGCGACGCTCTTGATACCTGCAGGAGCCACCTTGACCGTGTCGGTCGCGGGGTCGACTTTGGGCTGAGCTTGCGCGCGGGCCCGCGCGCGTGCCTCCCGCAGCTTCTTCAACTCGTCCATGGCAGCCTGCACCGCCGGAGCATCCGGATCCGACTTGATCTCAGTCATCTTCAGCTCGTGCTCCCGCTCTGCAGCGCGGTCCGGGCGGCTGATGACTGTGTCGATAACGTCGAAGCTGCGCTTGGCGATGTAGGTAACGGCAGCGGCGACGGCGGTCACGGCGAAGTAGGCGACGGGGATTGCGGGGATCATGGTGAACTCCTTGGGTTGCCAATCGGGCAGAGGGTTGAGAGGGTACTTGGTCCTGCAGCTGGCCTGATCCAGCTCGTCACGATACTGACGCGGGTCAACCGACCAGCGCGTCGCGGTACATCTTCTGCAGCGCGGGGCTTTGCATCTTGAGCCAGCTGATGATGGTCTCGTGACTGCGAGCGACAACCGACGAAGTGAACCAGCTGAAGAGGAACCAGCCTTTCTTCTTGTCCTCGCAGACCACGCTGCTCAAGTGCCAGAACTCCCGGATCTTGCACACCGCCCAACCGAGGGCCACACTGCCGCCAGCTGCTGCAGCTCCGCCGATGCCGAAGAGTCCGATCTTGGTCCGAGCTGCTGCCTCAATCAGTTTGAGCAGCAGGCTCATGGCCAGTGACGCCAATGCCAACATCCTTCAGTGTCCTTGATTTGATCCAGTCAGCAGCCTCTTGCTCGCTGACCAGGTGTTGCTCGAAGAAAGACGGTGCCATCGGTACCGCCCATTTGCCGTGCGTGTAGATCATGACCCCCTTCATGCAGCCGAGGATCACTGCCACCTGCCTGCCCTCCTTGTACCGCCCGTTCATCCAGGCGACCTGCAGAGGGGTGAGGGCTGGGAGGACGAACTTCATGCCCATCCCGGCCTTCGGGTCGTACTTGTACTCGACCCACAGCTCACCACCGCTGCCGCTGTAGTAGACATCCGGGATGCCAGCGGTCAGCGGGTTGTTGAGCTTCATGTGATACGGCTTGACCGCTCCCATCTTCCGATGCAGCCGTTGGATGAAGTCGGTTTCAGGTTTGCGGCTCATGTCGTGTCACTCCTGGGTCACTGCCTTGATCAGCTGCTTGCGCAGGTGCTCCTTGGTGCTCTCGTTGAGGATCTGGACATCGCCCTTCTCCACCGGCACCCCGCTCTCGGACTCGTGCTCCCGCACCTTGATGGCCGTCGGCCGGTCCAGGTGGATGATCAGCCCGCCGTGCTTGCGCACCCACTCGGCCTCATTGGCGAAGCGCACGTCGCTGATGATCATGCCCGGGCCGGTGTGGGTGAGGTAGTGGCCGGCGAGGTTCAGCCAGATGTCCTTGTCGACCATCAGCCGGCCCCATTCCGTCCCCAGCGTCTGCATGAGGTAGCGGGGCGACTTGCCGCCGAGCAGCTCGATGGGCTCTTCCTTCAGGTCCTGCCAGAGCTTCTGCGACATGTCCACACCGATGGCCTTCAGCATGCCCCGGATGGGGTCAGCGAAGGCGTACCGGTAGCCACCGAACTCCTCCAGCAGCATCGCCGCAGCTGTGTCCTTGCCCGTCCGGGCCTTGCCGGCAATTCCGATCACTGGGTACTTCATTTCCTGCTCAACTCCACGAGACGACCGAACAGATCGGTCAGGGGTTCATCCGCGCGCACCTCGAAGGCCTCAACCTTGTCGGGATGCACCATCCAGTGAGCAGGCATCCACAGCCGAGCCTGCTCAAAGTGCTTCTCCAGCAGGCACGCGAGCACGCTCGCCACCCGCTGCACATCCATGCTCTCGCCCTCGCAGAAGAGGACAGAGCCGCGATTCGTCACTGCTGCCATCGAAGTACTCCGTACTTAGCGCCACCACTCAGTTCTGAGTGCTAGGCTGGGCCGCCGCCCACTCCCTGTCGATGCGCTCGAGCGTGCGAGCGGTCTTTCGCTGCAGCTCGGCCATCTCGGCCTTCTGCTTGTTCTGGAGGGCCACCAGCTCGGCCATGGCCTCCTTGTAGATCTTGGCCCGGCGGGCCTGCAGCTCCGCCAGGTTCAGATCCTCCTCGTCAACCTCGGTGAGGATCGAGCGGCTCATCGCAGGACCCTCCGCGGCTTGGCTGCAGCTGCTGCCGGGGCGGCACCGGGCTTCGGCTGAAAGCGCACCGGGGCGCCGTTCGGCGAGCGGTAGCCTGTCAGGTCCGGAGGCGTCATGAGCACGGCCTTGGCCTCCTCGCGGCGGCGCATGTAGGTCTCGAACTCGTCCTCGCGCAGCGGCCTGACCACCTCGAACTTGGGCTCGGGGTAGGCCACGTCGTCGCGCAGGAAGATCCTCGTCACAACGCCGATGGGGATCGTCTTCATCTTCGTGGCGAGCTTCTGCACATAGGCATCGAAGTGCTTGAGGCTCACCGGCGGGATGCTGGCGGTCCACATGATCGGGTCTTCACCTTCGTCTGCCACGCTCGTGAGTGCGATCAGGCGGGTGTTCTTGCAGGCCTTGCCGCGGCCGGCAGAGCCGAACTGGTTCTGCGGGCAGATGAGGCAGTTGCTGCATTGCGGCACCGGCGACTGCTCCAGCGGAGCCAGCGTGGACACGTCGTAACCCATGGCCACGCATGCGGGCGGCACCGGGTTGCTCGGCGAGTACTGTTGGTCGAAGTAGCTGTTGACGGTGATGAAGTCGATAATCACAGCCTCCAGCTCCTCACCTTCCTGTCCGTCAGGCAGAGCGATGGTGTGATTACCGATCCAGCGGATCTTGCCGGTGGCCGGCGAGGAGATCCTGCCCTGGATCGACTGGGCTTCTGCCAGCAGCTGCGCTTGGTAGGTCGCTGGCAGGTTCGACGTTGTGCGGGTCATGGGGGGTCTTCAGTGGGTTGACGGAATGCGGCTGATCCGCACATCCAGGCCGTCGATGGTCGTGTAACGCATCGACTCGATCTGCCGCTCGTGTTTGCGGATGGCGCTCACGAGAGCGGCACTGTTGGACTTCTTCAGCCCCGGGTAGGCAGCCAGGAGAGCGCGCATGTTCTCCTTGGTGCCATTGATGAACGTGTCGCCGAATCGCAGGACCATCACTTGTTCCTCAGATGGAGGCGACGGTACTGCTTCGGCAGCACGCCCGGGATCATCTCGCCGCGCTCGAACAGCTCGCGGCACGCAGCCGAGTTGACGCGCTTCTCGTAGAGGTGAATGTTACGGGATTCCAGCACGTACTCGTCGAAGGCCTCGCGGTCGATGACCTCTGCCTTCGTGCTCGTGACGATGCTGACGCTCGCCGATGCACCCTCGCTGCGCGTGATCTCCTGCGCGTCCAGAGCGTCGAAGATCTCGCGCTCCACGCTGAGGATCTGCAGGTTGATGGCCTTCAGCTCCTCATCCTTCACCGACTTCTCACGTTTCAGAGCAGCCAGCTCTTCGATCCATTCGCCAATCGTCTTCATATTCTCGGTTTCCAGCATTCGGGGCACATCACCTTCTTGGTGAAGTGACCCTGTTTCTCACGGTACCAACCCTGGCCCCCGCAGATGGTGCAGGGGCCGGAGTAGGCTTGGTTGCTCGCCCATTTCAGGGCGGCGAAGGCCTCCGGGTCGCCACCCCTGTCGGGGTGATGAACCATCGCCTGCCGCCGGAAGTAGTCCTTCCTGGCGTCCGGCGTGAGGCCCTTCATCTCCTTCAGGAAGTGGTCTCGCCAGTTCATTTCGAGTAGCAGATATCCCAGCCACCCTCTGCGTTCAGCGGGTAGCCAACGGCCCAGTCCGGCGGCGTCGACATGATCTCCTGCATGATCTTGCAGGTCTCTTCAGCCTTCTCCACCGGTACGCAGGTGACGACCTCATCGTGCGTCATCATCACGACCCGCAGCCCGGCGTCCTGCATCTTCAGCATCTGCTCGGCGACGATGATGCGGGCGATGGCCTGCGTCACGTTCTCCGCGAGCAGGCCACCGTACAGCTTCGCTCGACCAGCCTTGACCTTGTAGGTCACGTCCTTGAACGAGACGCCTCCCTGGTGGTCGAACACCGGCGTGCCCTGCAGATCCTCGTAGTGGAGGAACAGTCCGTTCGGCAGCCGGCAGAAGCCTTTGCCGAACTCGAGCACGCCGACCTTCAGATCGCGCCCGAGGATCATGGCCGTGATGGCCTCATCCATCTTGGCCCAGAACTGCACGATCTTCGGATTGCGAGTGCGGAACGTGGACACAGCCTTCGCCGCCTCCAGCTCCGTCAGGTTCACAGCCGGCCCCATCATGCCCTTGGCCAGCGTGTCCTTGAACTTGAGCGAGCCCATCCCGAAGCCGAGGCCCAGCCGACCAACCTTGCCGACCGTCCGCTCCGGGCTCGACTTGCCGTAAGGCACCTCGGGCTTGCCGAAGATGTCGTTGGCGAGGTCGATGTAGAGGTCCGTGCCGTCGCGGAACATGTCCAGCACCCGTTGCTCGCCGGCCAGCCACGCGATGCCGCGGGCCTCGATCTGGGCCGAGTCCATCACGCACAGCGCGTAGCCCTTCGGCGCGATCACGGCGCGGCGCAGCTTGCCCTTCTTCGGCAGGTTCTGCATGTTCATCTTGTTGCCGGCGCTCCATCGGTGCGTATGAGCCCCGCTGTAGTGCAGCATCACCGGCAGCTTCTGCCCATCCTTGCCCGTCTCGATGAAGCGTCCCGCCCGGGTCTCGCCGATGGTGCTCTTGGCAGCCAGCCGGGCGAAGTAGAGGTTCTTCACCTCGCGGTTCGGGTGGTTGCCGAGCGCCTGGAACTCGAGGTCAGCCTTCGAGAAGGCATACGTCTGCTTGCCAGTGCGCACGCTCTCCTTCATGGGCGGCTCGACGCCGCGGTCGCGCAGGGCCTGGGCGAACTTCTCGTTCGACATGAGCGTGTCGATGTCGACCCCGCCCTGCTCGATGGCGACCATCTTGCGACCCAGCTCTTCCTTCAGCTCTTCCTCGACCAGCGGGATGTCCACTTCCAGCACCGGGTCGCAGAACATGCGCATGGTCATGTCCACCAGCCGCAGCTCGCTGTCCGGCATGAAGGGGTACATCGCCCAGAAGATCTCGAACGTGTCATCCACGTCGTCCGTGGCGTAGAGCGCCAGGGCCTTCTCCTCTTCCTCGGTCAGGTCCCACTTGTCCTTGATGTCGTACAGCGCCGCCTGCTTCACCTTACCGGCCAGGCCGTGGGCCTTGGCGATGGTGTCCAGGTTGTGGCGCCCGGCATGACCATGGACCGCGCGGGCCATCGACAGAGTGTCGATGTAGAAGCCCGGGTGGATGCCGTAGACCTCGTGGAGGATGAAGCCGTCGAAGGCCAGGTTGTGACCGATCACCGCCGTCTTGGACCAGTCGATGCTGTTGAACAGCTCGGTGATCTGCTCCCGGAAGTAGACCTTGGTCTGGCCCTCGCCGATCTTCACCGACCAGCAGTGGACGTGGAAGCGCGGGTCGCGCACGTAGTCCGACGTGCTCATCTTCGAGAGGGTGTAGTCCTTGCCGAAGGCGGTCTCCGCGTCCATCGTGATGATGTCGTAGACCTTGCCGCCGACTTCCAGTTTGCTGCGATCCGTCATGGGGTGACCTGTTTGAATGCGGAGTTGAGCAACTCCAGGATGTTGATCTGCTTCACGTTCTTGTCAGCCAGGCGTTGGTAGACCAGCTCCTCGATGGTGCCCTTCGCCAGGATACTGATCGTCTCGGTGCGCTGCGTCTGGCCGGCCCGGTACGTCCGCCGGTTCCCCTGCAACCAGTGCTCCAGGTTGTAGGTGGGCGACGCCCAAATCGTCGTCGTGCCGCGCGTGAGCGTCAGACCATGGGCCGCCGAGGCGGGGTGGGCCAGCATCACGCGGTAGAAGCCGTTCTGGTAGTCCTTTACCGCTTCCATCCGGTCCTGCTCCTTCACACTGCCGTCGATCACCGCGAAGGTGATGCCGCGCTTGGTGAACTCCTCCATCAGGAGGTCACGCTGGTGACGCCAGTGGAAGAAGACCACGCTGTGCTGCCGGGCCTCCACCAGGTCCGCAATCATCTCGTACCGGCTGGGATCCACCACCGCATACTTGTTGGCGTCGCCGGTGTAGGTGGCGCCCGAGGCGATCTGCAGCAGCTTGTTGGCGACACCGGCAGCGTTGACGCTGCTGATGACCTCGCCGCTCTCCAGCGCCAGCAGAGCGTCCCGCTTGAACGTCTTGTAGACCGTGGCTTGACCCGGCGGCATGAAGAAGGGCACTTCCGTCTCGAAGTTCTCCGGCACGTCGAGGCACTCCTCGAACTTGTGTCGCACGGTCATGTCCTTGATCAGCTCGCCGACCGCTTGTTCCGCGCCCGGCTTGTCCTCCCACTTCAGCATGTTGGCCGCGGGGCCGGCCTGGGAGGGCGTCTGGGTCATGTTCCGGAACTTGTAGAAGCTCTTGCCGAGGCGCTGCCCGTCATCCAGGATGTAGATCTGGTTCCAGATGTCGGTGATCCCGTTGGAGTTGGGCGTACCCGTCAGACCGTACCGGTACTTGAAGTGGCTCTTGATCTTGTTCAGGGCCTTCGATCGCAGCGAGGTGTGATGCTTGAACGCGCTCAGCTCATCCATGATGAGCGTGTCGAAGCGCGCGAAGAACTCCGGCCGCTGCTCCATCAGCCACTTCGTGGCGTCGACGTTGGTCACGTACACGTCCGCCGGGCGGGCGAATGCCTGGGCCCGGCCCTTCGCCTGCGCCACCGACACGGTGATGTGCGGGGCGAACTTGGCAAAGTCGTTCTCCCAGGCCGAACGCAGCAGCGACTTGGGAGCGATGACGAGGGCGCAGCCCCCGCCATTGCGCCGCCGCTCAGCGAACAGCTCGATCTGGACGCGCGTCTTGCCGGTGCCGGGGTCGCTGGCATCCAGCACGCGCTCGTGGGTGCGCATGAAGTCGACGGACTTCTTCTGATGGTCGAACAGCGGGAACGTCATTCAGACACCTTTGTCACAGTGCCCGGTGCCGCGCGGGCCATACGGGCAGTATTTGCAGGAGAACATGTTGGGGTTGGCAGGGAAGTCGGTACAGGTGGTCAGGTCCAGCGCCCGGGCGTTGAACTTGGCCTTCAGCTCGTCGAGCTGCTCGCGCTTGAACTCGCGGCTCACGACCTCGCCATTGTCGAGGTACCAGATCTCGCACGTGACCTTCTGCACGGCAGGCTGCCGCATCATGACGACGATGGCATAGAGCATGAGCTGCTCACCGTGCTTGATCTCGTTGCCCCACTTACGCCCCGTCTTGTAGTCGATGACCAGGACGTGGTCGTCAGTGATCTGGGCAACGGCATCGCACTTCAGGCGCAGCCAGCTGTCGGATGAGGTCCACGCCACCGGTTTCCACTCGGCGTTCATGGCCCACTCATCCTCCACCTTCACCTTGCCCTTCTTGAAGAGGGCCTTCAGCGGCGTCAGCTCCTTCTTGAAGGGCTTCAGTTCCTCGACCAGCTCCACCTCCCCCTTCACGAATTTTTCAGCGGCGGAGTGCAGGCGGATGCCGCGCTCGAGCTTGGTCTCAAGCTCCCCCGGCTGGCGCTCGGGCTCGGGCTGGGGAATCTTGTCGCCGAACATGAGCTTCGCTTTCAGCTTGCAGCTCTCGAACTGCACCAGCCGCGAGTAGCTCCACGTGGTGATGGGAGGTTTCACTTCTGCTCCTTGATGGCCTGGTAATGCCAGGTGTCTTTGTACCGAGTTTCGAGTACTAAGACACTGCCTGGGTACATGCGCTGCAGCGCTTCACGCTTCGTGGCCCACCGCTCCGTGACGAGGTGGCGCCGCGCGCTGAACTTGACCCGGCCGCACGTGAGCACGTGGTCGGCCGGGAGCTTCTCCCACCTCTTCTTGTCGAGGATGAAGTAGGCGAGGGACTCGTTGTAGATCATGCGTCGATGTGGAGGATCTCGCCCCAGGGCGGCGTTTGGGAGGAGTCGATGATAGCCCACATGACGGGGTACGAGTGCGGTTGTTCGGGGAAATCAGCGTAGCCGTCGGTGAAGTACACCAGGCAACGCGGATTGATCTCGTGCTCCTCAATCCAGTCGAACACCGGTTGGAAGGAGGTGCCACCGCCGCCGCGCAGGGCCAGCTCGATGTCGTCGTGCAGACCGAACGTGTCGACGTGTTGGATATCGCTGTCGCAGTAGACCACATGCAGCTTGGTCGGGCGGGCGGCCTGCTTGATGTCGTTCAGCTCTGCGGCCACGCGCTCGAGCAGCTCCTGCGTCATCGAGCCGGAGGTGTCGATGGCGACTACGATCTCACCGAGAGTGTCATTACTTTGCCGCGACGGCATGAAGAGTCCTCCGCCGATGAAGCGGCGATTGGGGCGCTGCCAGCTGTAGTCGTCAGGCGAGCGCTCAGTCATGAAGCGCGAAAGTGCCTCAGCCCAGCGCACCTTCGGAGCCAGCTGACCGTTGATGAAGATCTCGAGTGCGGACGGCAGGTGGCCGGACATCTTGGCGGCCTGGGCGGCCTCGGCCAGCGTCTGCTGCCAGCGGCGCTCCTCGGCGTCCTTGTCACCCTCGGTACCGTTGGCATTCTCACCATCGCCGACCGTACCGGTGGCGGCAGACTTCTGCTTCTGCTGATCGGAGGGCTGCTCCGGCAGCTTGTTGTAGATCTCCTCGGCCGTCATGCCACGGTACTGGGCATCGAGCAGGCCGCCCTGTGGCAGTTTCATGCCGGCGTCGTGCAGAACGATGTTGATGGCGTAGTCCGTGGCGATGTTCCAGCGCTCAGGGTCGCGCCCCTCACGACGCAGGTGATGCAGCAGTGCGCAGTGCATCACCTCGTGGGCCAGCACCCCGGCACGCTCCGGCTCCGGCATGGCTGCGAAGACTTCGGAGTTGTAGATGATCCGGGCGCCGTCCGTGTAAGCGACAGGGCACTCGGGGTCCTTGTCGGTGGCTTCGCGGACTTCCATACGCATGACCAGCGAGGCGAAGAAGGGCTGCGAGTTCAGCAGCATCCAGGTCATGGCTTTGGTTGCGGGGGTGATGGTGGTTGCCATATCAGGCCTTCATGAGTTTGATTAGTGGGAGGAATCCGAGGTATGTCGTCCAAGCCTCGATGAAGTACGGAGCCATGTACGACCGGGCGCGATAAAACCGCTGCGGCTCCTTGGCCCAAACCAAGATGCGGCGCTTGTTCTCCTGGGAGCCGGTCTGCCACGCCGAGTTGCAGAGCCGGGCGGCACGCCAGAAACGCCATGCTTCAACGGTCGCTGGGGCTGAGAAGATCATGTTCCCCGCCGCGGCCTCTTCCAGGTACATGAGGAACTCAACAGGCTCGTCACGATTGGAGAGTCTTAACAGAACCACGAACGGATAACCTGCGAAGTTGCTGAACTGCAAAGGCGGGCGGCTTGATTGCGACCATTCAGCAGACAGAGCCTGTTCCAGCAGCTCGCGGGCGACAGCTGTCAGCGCAGAAGGGAGAGGCAGTTCGCCATATTCTCGACACGCGGCAACAAGTCTCTCAATTTTGTCGCGTAAGGTGATTTGCTCGCTTTGAGCTTGAGGGGTTTGGTAAACCATCTTTCCAGATCCGAAGTTCGACAGCAGATTGCCAGATCCCGCAGCCCGTCGATTACCTCGCCATCCTCGAGACCGAGTGGCAGCGAGACTCGCTTCCATTGGGTACTCTGACAGGCTTCATCGAACAGAGTCTTATCGATGGTCATGCCTTCGAGCGGCGTGACGAAATAGGTCCAGGGAACGCCGCTCTTGGGGTCATGAGCCTTCAGCTCGAAATGAAGCACCCCAGCTCGAGGCTTCGTCACTTCCTTGACCTGCATGTGTGGGAACATCGCGTTCCATTCGACGATGTTGCGCATTGCGTGAAACTCCCGGGCAATCGCCCGGGCGTCGTAGATCGATTCGACTTTCATTTCGTCAGCTTCAGAAAGGCCTCACGGAACTCGAGATCCGGCAGCAGTTCGCGAAGCGCTGCCGCCGCCTCGGACTTGCTGCGTTCGAGCAGCGATCTGTCGCGCAGCCACCGGTGCACGTCTTGATGCCGGGCGAACTGCAGGAAGTCCTTGGCCGCTTGAAAGGCCGGGTAATCCTCTTCGACGATCACCTGCGAGGCCCGGATCCATTGATCTTCCTTCGTCCTCTTCCGGCACTCTTCCTCGAAGCCTGCCTCGCAGCCGTCACGCAGGCCCCAGACCACCATCCGATTGAACTCATCGTAGCCGACGCCCACCGCCACAAACTCCGTGGCGGACGCCTTGTACTCATGCACGTTCGGTGTGAGACGCAGCTCCGGATACATCTCATTCCACTTTAAGATGACGCGCACCGTGAAGTAGTGCCAAGGAACGACGGTGAGTTGCGAAGGGATTAGCAGCATCACTTACTCCAGTGGAGCTTGTACTCGAGGATGGTGGCCTGCGCCAGCAGCATCAGGCTCGTGGTGCCGGCATCCTGCTTGATGTACGCGCGGTGGGCCGGCTCCCACTCGGTGTACCAGGTCAGCTTGTCCTTCAGCGCCGGCCCGTGCATACGCAGATTGCGCACTGCAGCCATCAGCGCCATGCGCTTGGCGTCTGGCAGCTGGGCTGTGGCCAGCCACCGGTCGATGCGGTTCAGCTCAGATAAGAGAACCGGTTCGGTCATAGTGTCTCCGCAGGAAGTGGTAGAAGAGGACCTGCCGGCGGGTCATCCAGCTGAAGTCCGGACGCCCGTTGGCCTGAAGCGTGACGACCACATCTGCGAGGAACGCTGCGCGGCGCAGGTACGACTGCCGCTTGCCGCGGAACATGATCCGCCCCGGTGCCTTCTCCCGGGGGTGAGCCATGATGTGGCCGAAGTAGTCGCACGGCACGTACTCTTCCGCGGTCCCGAACAGGTTGTCCCGCATGATCTGCGTGTCCGGGTGCTCTTCGTTGTGCCACATCACGATCTGGTCGCGGAAGTGGTCGATGAGGGCGTCGTCGAGTTTCATTGCATGAGTCTCACGATCTTGAGATTGTCGAGCAGGGGCTCGTACTTGCCGCACCCCTTCAGCTCAGTCTGAGCGCCGTCAGAGATGCGGTTCAGCGTAACCACGCAGAGGTGAGTGCTCGCGCTGATCAGCAGATCGTAGGTGTCCCGGGCAAAGCGGTACTCCTTGCTCTCCGGGTCACCCCGATGCGCGGACATGACGCGGTCGCACGCCCGGATCTGCGCCGCCATCCAGGCGTCGTGTTTCTCAGTATCCATACTGCGAGCGCCCCGTCAGCAGGCTGTAGTCCTCGATAGAGAGCAGGAGGAACGCATCGTTCTTCGGCCAGTGCTTGCGGGCCACCGCCCGCAGCTCGGCCAGCCGGTTGAACGCCCGCGAGCCCATCTGAGCCAAGAACAGGCACTCCGGATCCTTCTTCAGCGCGGCAGCCTGATCACGGTACTTGGGCCAGCCGATCAGGTTCACCTCCTGCATCGCCTCCTTCAGGCGCGACTGCACAGCGCGGTGACGCAGCTTCTGGATCTCGTACAGGCGCTCTTCCGAGCGGTGCATGACGAAGGCGGGGGTGACGCGGATCTTGCCGTTGATGATTGCGAGTTTCATGCTTCAGTCCTGAGATTCGTGTTGATGATGCGCTTGATGCACGGGATGGTGCTGTCAGGCAGCCAGCCCCAGTGCTCCAAGATGTGCTCGTAGGTGAAGGTGTCCTTCTGCTGGTTCACGAAGATGATGCCCTCGCGGATGCGGATAGCAGCCTCGAACACTTCCCAACCAGGATGCTTCTGGGCCAGCTCAAGCAGGTCCTCTTCGCTGATCTCGTTGATGAAGGAACAGCCCACCTGGTCGTAGCGGAAGCTGACCCCATTCATCGACACCTGCATCTTGGACCATACCGGCAGCCAGTCGGCGTACTCGATAGGCACCTCGTGACAGTGCTTCGTGATGGCTCGCGCCAGCTCAGTATCGCCACAGGCCCTGCGGATCTCCCTAAAAAGGGACTCCTGAGTACTCCGTACTAGGTTCTGAGATGGTCGGGGCAAGACGCCAGAGCTTTGCGAGGCCTTGCGTATGAGCGAGTATGGGGTCATGGGTGGCGTCCTCGTTGAGCAGAGCTTCCACTGATTCGGGGGCGAAGTGAGTGCAGTAGGCATTGCCGACGAGGATGCCTTGCTGCCAGGCGTAGAGCTGGGCCATACCCCGCATGTCCATCACGAAGGTGCGAGCCTGCTCGCTCTTCAGACGGTGCATCGGCAGGAAGTCGACATTGAACTCCGCCGGCACCATCAGCATGGGCAGTTCGGGGGTCTTCGTGTACACCTTGTACTGCCCGTAGCGCAGCTCGATGCGGCGGGGCCGATGCTCAGAGACGCCCGCCGGGCGGTTGTGCCAGGCCTCGATGGCCCCGGCCGGCACCAGCTCATGGACGGCCGCCAGCAGACCTGCCTGGAGACGCTCCTGGAACCAGGGGGAAACTTCCAGCTCGCGCATGAACTCGTACAGGGTCATAGCTGATCTCCGATGAAGCTGAGGCGGGCGCGCCATTGACTGAAGCTGGGCGGCAGGTCTTTGTCCCAAGGGGCGTCAAAGCGTGTGCTGGTGAAGATCCCCCGGCTCTCAATGGGGATCGGCAGATCCGAAACGAGGTGCAACACCGATTCGATCCGGGTGCGCAGATCCTTGGGTAGGCGGTTGTAGTCAACTGTGCCGGGCAAAGTGCTCGGCGGCACGTAGGTAGGCAAACACCAGAAAAAATTGAGGGGGCCGAGGCTTGTTGTCTGGTGGCAGGAAGCGAATCGGATGTCCTTCTCCGCAGCATGCCTGATAAATTTCGCCAAAGCCGACCCCCTCTCCGGGGGGAGGGTTGCAACGCAGAGCTGGGTGACGTTGTCCAGATCCCAGAGCCAACGCTCTACTACGAGGGCGATGAATCGTCGGAGGAAATCCTCTGCTCCAGGCGATCGCGCAGAGACCTGCGCGCCGAACTGCTTAAGATCTTCCATACGTGCTCCAAATCGCGGTGGATGCGGTAATGGTTGCCAGCCTTGATGTAGTCGTTGCAGACGGCCAAGGCTTTATGGATCTCGTCAGGTGTCTGGAAGATGGAGAGCCGAGGGTGGTCGTACAGCTCCGGCCAGCTGGGGATCCGCAGGTAGCGCGGCGCCTCGCCGCCTACCATGACAGACCCGGTCATGTTCTCGCGTAGCTCCGCAGGGAGCTGCTCGATCTGCTCGACGATCACAGCGGGGTAGCAGGCACGCGCTGCTGCTTCGCGTGCCTCCAAGGAGATGTCCCGCCAGTGCTCGATCTGGAGATCGTAGAGCGAGTCAGCCACCGCGTACTGCTCGGGGGTCAGATCTGGCAGCTTTTTCGGCTTCAGATCAGCTTGCTTTCGCGCACCCATGTCATGAACTCCGGCTGGAAGCAGAGATTGCTGTTGGCCGGGTTGCGGACGATGTCGCGGGCGAACAGCACCTGGTACTCACCCGGCAGCCGCTCGATGTACTTCATGGCCTGCTGCCAGTTTTTCGCCGTCGTGTGACGAGCCAGCATGGTTGTGACCGCGTAGTTGGCGCTCGGCTGCTTCGGCAGGCGGGTCTCTTCGGGCTTCTCGAAGATCTCCTCAACCGTGGGCAGGTCGCGGTACAGGTTCTTGAAGGCCATGTACTCGACCGAGGCGGCGTCGCCCACCGTGCCGGCGGCCAGCATTGGCAGCAGTTCCTCGTCCGGCTCTTGTTTCAGGATGCGGTCGAAGAACTCCCAGCTGCGCGGCGTGGCGAAGGCCTTGGCGTCCTTCAGGTTCTGCAGGCGCTGCTTCTCTTCCTTCGTCGTGCCCGAGTGGGACTCGGACTCGTTCAGGAAGTTTTTGCGGAAGCGCAGGAAAGCGATGATCGTGTCATCGATGTTGGCGCCGAAGGCCCAGTCGATCCAGTCCTCGAAGTGGACCTCGAAGTCGATGTGGCTGAAGCGGTTCTTCAGCGCGCTCGACATCTGGTTCACGATCGCGCGGTCCTGCATCCGGTTGCCGGCAGCGACCACCACCCAGCCTTCCGGCAGCTCGTAGTCGCCCAGTTTGCGGTCCAGCACCAGCTGGTAGGCGGCAGCTTGCGTGGCCTGCGCCGCGGAGTTGATCTCGTCGAGGAACAGGATACCCTTGCCTTCAGTGGGCAGGAACTTGGGCGTGGCCCAGTCCGTCTTGCGGGATTTGGAGGCAGCCGTGCCGGTCACCAAGGGGATGCCGCGCAGGTCAGCGCTGTCCAGCTGCGAGAGACGCAGGTCGATCAGCTCCAGGCCCAGCTTCTTGGCCACCTGCTTCACGATCTGGGATTTGCCGACACCCGGGCTGCCATGCAGCATGACGGGTTGTTTGGCGTTGATGAGGAGTTCCAGGGCTTTCGCGGCTTGTTGGGGACGCATGGTCATGCCTTCCTATTGAGTGATTTGAGGTCCGGTCCGGGGACGATGACGTACCGGAACGTGGATGCTGCTTGATTCAGAGAGACACGCAAGCACAGGGCTTCGACCCAGCTTGCACACCAGTGAGTGGGGCGGCACTGCAGTGCGTCAGAGACCCCGTACTTGCGTGGTTTCATCAGTGAAGCGTGTGAGAGTTGGAGATCTCGGCCTGAGCGGCCTCAGCATGCTGCTCGAGGTAATGAGCCAGCTGCTGATTGAACTCAGGCAGCTCGGCGCTCAGCGAGGCGATGAGGTCAGCGACTACGCACGCGATGTCGTGTGCATTGCCGCCGTAGGCCTGCACCGTCGGCAGCTGGTCATCCTGCTTGCCCTTGTAGGCAATCAGGCCGATCACCGCGGTGACATCGGCGTCGTCAGGGACTTCTTCGAGGGACTTGTACAGCTTGTCCAGCAGCTTACGGTTTGCCATTGATGATCACGTCCAGGTTGGCGTCAATGTCGACCAGCACTTCGCCGATCTTGCTCAGGTGATCCTCGAGGGCCGAGATGCGGCGTCGCAGATCAGCGATCACCTTGTCCTGTGCAGCCTCGTGGATCTTGCGGCGCGAGGTGGTGCAGTACACCGCCGAGGCCAGGTTCGCCGCCCGCATCTGGTCGGCGACCATTTGGTCGATTGCTCGTTGGTTCATTTCTTCTCCATGCACGTCATGCAGGGGATCACCGGGACGACCTTCTCGACCGTCCGGGTGCGCCATTTGACCTTCTCCACCACTTCCGGCTTGGGCGGCGTGCGCGTGTCTAGCTCATACGCGACGCAGTCCATCAGCCGGATCGTGGTGATCAGGCGTTGCAGCCCACCACTGGCGCCGGCACCGATGCTGCCACCGGCACCGTTGCTGCCATTGCCGCCGATCCCGAAGCCCCAGCCAGTGGACACAGTGGTCACAGCCGTGGTCTCGGTCATCCGGTGGCCGAAGAAACGGACCAGGCCGGGTGCCAGCTCAACGCGCTTGTACGGCATCTCCTCGTCAGAGACGACGTACATGTCCGTGCCTGCCTCGAACTCCTGCGCGCCCATCGGCCGGTTATTCAGACCATTCACGCTCCGGCGAACGATCTTCATCCTCGGCTGACACTCCGTGTCCGCATAGCGGCTCACGGTGGCGCTCGGCGTGATCGCTGGCGGCACAACCGGCTGCACAGGCCTCACGGACCAGCTGCGCGATGCGTTCGTCACCGAAGCTGCCCCGCCAGTCGCCGCCTGCCCTTGAGTCTGCTGCTGTTGCTCTTGCTGCCACTGATGCTGCGGGTTCTGCGTGCATGCGAAGTCGCCTTCGCAGCCATGAGCGAACGCCCCTTGCGTTCCCAGCAGCATCACGCCGGCGGCGATCGCTACCCATACCCAGTCCGTTGCTTTCATTTTCCAGTGCTCCCGAACCCGCCGGTGCCCCGGTCGGATTCATCCAGTTCGTCCACGGTCTCGAAGTCCATCCGGAAGAACGGCATCAGGACGGCCTGGGCCACCTTGTCACCGGTCTCCACCTTGAACTCCTTGTCCGAGTCGTTCTGCAGCTTCACCAGAATCTCGCCGCGGTAGTCCGAGTCGATCACCCCGGTGCAGTTCGACAGGCGCACGCCATGATTGAAGCCATGGCCGCTGCGGCTGTACACCAGCAGCACCGTATGCGGCGGGAGCTGCACATGCAGACCAGTCCGCACGACGCCGGCACCGCGCGGCGGAATCACCGCCTCGCTCGCGGCGAAGATGGCGTAGCCGGCAGCGGCGGCG